GTATCGGGGCGTTTCGTATCTCGCCCCGGTCATTGAAATGCTTCTGCAGAACCGCAGATACACGGAAAGCGAACTTACAGCGGCAATCATTCAGACGTATTTTACCGGCTGGCTAGAAACGGAAACGGACTCGACTGATATGCCGATGTTCGACCATTCTGATGATGGCGATTCAGACGAGGACGAGCCGGAAATGGCACCTGGCAACATCGTTAAGTTGAAAAAGGGCGAAAAAATCGTGTTCGGTAATCCGAACATTCCGACTGCCGGATATGAAACATTCAACAAGTCAATTTCTAAGCAGATCGGGGCGGCGCTTGAAATGCCGCATGAGGTATTGCTCAAAGAGTTCACTGCGTCTTATTCAGCGTCAAAGGGCGCTCTTGAAGAAGCGTGGGAGGCTATCAAAATGCGGCGTTCCTGGGTTAATAACGATTTTAACCAGCCAATTTACGAAACTTGGCTTGCTGAGGCTGTTGCACTCGGCAGGATAAGGGCACCGGGTTTCTTCGACGACCCTCTTATCCGAGCGGCTTGGTGCGGTGCGCGGTGGGACGGTCCGGCGCTCACACAGCTTGACCCCAAGAAAGAAGCCGAGTCAAACGCAATGCTGGTTCAGCACGGCTGGAAGACGAACGAGCAGATCACAAGAGAGTACTACGGCGAAAACTGGGAGGACAATATGTCTGCTCTTGCGGTGGAGAACGAGCTTATAAAGAAGATTATACCCGCCCAGACGAATAGCATCGCTGACGATGATGAAGAAGGAGATGAAGAAAATGCCGACGAAGAATAAAGGCGCTGCATATTTTGCGGAGCGTGAGGGATATTCGGTCAGGGCTGACGCTGACACGGAAACAGCTGAACTTGTTCTTTACGGTCAGGTCGTAAGGCGCAGACCTTTTAATGGGTTCACAGGAAAACCAGTCGAGGGATATTTCATTGTTGAAGATGAAATATTAGATGATTTAAACGCTGTATCGAAGAGTAAAGCGCTTAATATACGGCTTAATTCCTGCGGCGGTGAATGCCACACGGCGATAGTGATACATAACAGACTTCGTGAAATGGCTAAGAACGGCACAAAGATAACCTGCACAGTCGATGGCGTTGCAATGTCAGCAGGTTCGCACATTATGTGCGCTGCTGATACAGTCAAAGCATCCGAGGGGTCGCTGATAATGATACACAAGTCGCTGGTCATGCTTTGCGGCAGCTACAACGCTGATGAACTTAGAAAAACCGCGCTTGCAAACGACGCTTATGACAAGTCTATGCTGGCGGCGTACAAACGCAAGACCGGAAAGGAAGAAGCTGAACTCATCAGCATGATGGCTGATGAAACTTTTATGACCGGAAAAGAAGCCAAGGAGCAGGGCTTTGTCGATGAACTCATCGAAACGAGCGATGAAGTCAAGATAGCTGCATCGGCTGATAAGACGGCGCTGTATGTGAGCGGCAGATTTATGCCGCTTTACGGAGCAACATGCCCTGAAAATATACCGGTCGTAAATATTACACCGGATATTACAGGGACACACCACATGGCATTACAGCCTGAATCAAACGAAGGCAATGCAAATAGATCAAACAACAATGAGGGAGGTAAAACTACTATGGCAGTAAATCTTGCTGAACTGCGCAAAGAAAATCCCGAACTCGCTGCACGCGTTGAAGAGGATTACAAGGCAGAACATGCAGTCGAAAACAAGACGGCAATGGACGCCGCTGTGCAGAAAGCGCTTGCAGACGAGCGCACACGCTTAGAGAAGATAGAGGCTATCGCCGGACAGGTAAGCCCGGAGCTCCTCGCTGACGCTAAGTACAAGAACCCATGCACAGCCGAGGAACTTGCTTACAAGGCTATGTCGGAGAATGCAAGGAAAGGTCAGTCGTTCCTTGACGACATGAAGGCGGATTACAGCGGTTCCGGCGTGGAAGATGTTCACGCGGTCGCTCCGCAGACTGACGGCGCGGGACAGACAAAAGCCCAGGAAGAGGCTGAGGTTTTAGCAGCTATTGACGATGCGCTGAAGGAGGACGAGTAATGACTACGGAACTTCTCAAAAAGCTTGGCACAGTATCCGCCGACAATCTTGTCGCCGGCACGGATCCGGCGTTAAGAGTCGGCACCGGAAAGCTCCGCAAGAACACAGGAGAGCTTAAGCGCGGTACGGTGCTTGCGAAATCTTCAAAGGACGGCACACTGGTGATTCTGGGAACAACCGCCTCGTCTTCGGACAGCGAGGTGCTTGAGCCTTACGGTATTCTGACCGATGACATTACTGTCCCGGCTGACGAAGATGTAAACATGACCATCTACATCGGCGGCAAGTTCAACAGCAACAAGATCATCATGAAGGACAGCTACCAGATGACGGAGGCAGACAAGGATACCCTGCGCAAGTATGGCATCGAGTTTACCGCCGCCGATTCTAACTAACGAGGAGGACAAAATGGCAGTAAATATTGATATAACCAAGTCTTACGTGCTGCAGAGCATTCACGAAAAGGCGAAGCCTGAAACAATGTTCTTCAGCGACCGCTACTTTACCACTGGCAAAAGTGATATTTATACCGAG